ATCTTTAGGGCTTGAGCAAGGAAATTTAAAAAAGCAAGGCGAAGTGTTGTATTCGGATATGACTGCACAACCTGATAGTTACAAATATTTAGATACTACAAAATTTGTTATGCCTAAGATAAAGTTAACTTTTGACACGCTGACAAGTAGAGAAGATAACGAAAAAACTATATGCAGAATTTCTTTATACGACCAGTCAAATAACCCGTTTGGCTCTGTAAGTGACATTATGGAAAACATCTACGACAAAGACATGTCAACACTTACTCATAGAATTAACTTAGCACAAAGAGCATATAATTCAAAAGCATCTGACGCAAAAAAGAAGAATAGATCTGTTAGTGAAAAAGTAAAAATAGCGCATCAACAAAAGCTTTCTGAAATTGTTGAAGAGTTTGTTTTTGACAAAGCAAAAACTGATGAGGTTTATGGCCCAGAGGGTGTGCCTAGCCCTTTAAACACTCAAAATGGAGTCAGTCCTTTAGCCGGCTTTGATATGTTATCTAATGGAAAATTTATTGACAATTTACTTTCAAATACAGGAATTTCAAATACAAAAATTTCAAATACAAAAAGAATTCCTTTGACTAAAAAAGGTAATAGAGCAATATTAGAATTAGACAAAGATTCAACCGGTAAAGTTACAAGTGTAAAGATAATAAGTTCTTCACCTATTTCAAATTTAAAAGCAAGATATAAGAGTATTATGCCTTCAATTACGTACGGTTCTCAAAACTCTGCAATAATTGAAGCATCTGTTACAACTGTAAACGAGTCAAAATTAAATACAGTTTACTTAACAAGAAATTATCAGTCTAAGACTTCTGAAAACAATAAAGTAAAAGCTATATTTGAAGATGAACTTCCTTTAAGAATAGTTCCTGCGCAAGCAAGTATAACAATGTTTGGTTGTCCTTTTGTTAATTTTGCACAATATTTGTTTTTGGACTTTGAAACTGGTACAACTTTAGATAATACATACTTTGTTACTGGCATTAAACATGATTTGACACCTGGCAAGTTTACGACACAATTGACTTTATCATATGGCGATATTTACGGTAAATATGAAAATATGGCTTCAACCATACAAAAGGCTGTAAATCAATTTGCAGGATTTGCTTCTTTACCTTCCCAAGACGGTACACCTTCGTCTGAGGCTACCCCATCAGAAGGTGCAACTGTAGAAGAAGTTGCCAAAGATCCAAGTAAAGAGAACACTGGTGCTAAAAAGGCTGTTAAAAATCAAAAAAGAAAGAAGCTTTTAAGCAAAGACAAAGCATCACAAAATATTTATGCGACAAACGTTTTTACTGTTTACTTTTTTTCTACGTCTGGACAAAACAAGACGACGTCAATATATCCTCTTGAAGCTTCTAATAATCAACGTATTGATGAAAATAGTGTTTCTTCAAGCAATAAAGATCAGCAACGTCAAAGAGTAACAATAAAAAATAACAAAAACATTCTTCAATTTACATCAGCAAATGGTCAAAAAAATAGTGATTCATTAAAGCCTGATTACATGGCAACGGCAAAGTTTAATAAATTTTACACTAACTTGACATATCTTACTAAACAAGATATTTTAGGTGGTATACAAGTAAAAAATAATAATGTAATATCAGTTAATAATCCTGTAAAAGATGATATTTCCGGGAGAGTTTCGTTAATAGATTTTAGAGATCCTATTTACAACGATAATTTTTTCAATAAAGCTTTTTCAATCTATAAAAATCTAATAGATGATACTCCACTAGGTGATCTAAATAAACCAGAAAAACCACATTCAAAAGAAGTGAGTTTTTCTTACGAAGTTAGTCAATATGATATTTCTGTTAATGTGAAGAATACAAATACAGATGACGTAGTGCAAATACAATATTCAGAGCCACAAAGAAAGATTAATCTAACTGGAAAAGAAAGTTTATCTTATTCTGAAAATTGTAAAGTCGCTATTGATATAAGCATTAAACCAAATAAATTAAACACAGGAAGTTTTAACTATTTGTATTTTGACCTATTATCTTCACCTTTTTTTATTAATAGACGAGATAAAAAAACAAATAATTTGCATGTTAATTTAGATAAAGCTATAATAGAATCAATAAAAGACTTTAAAACCGATATACAACTTTTAAACAAGTATAAATTGTTTAGATATATTACAATGACTGATTCTCTTGGAGTTAAGTTTAAACTTAATAATTTCTTTTATAAAAAAGGATCAAAATCTGCAGCTGAAAATAGCATGAAAGCTTTAATATTAAGGGATGATTCTTCAAATCTTTACAAGAAAAAATGGGCTAACTCTGACATGGATTCTTTGTTTTCTTTTGAATTTAACGCCGGAAATGATCAAGAAGAATTTGAACAAAGAATAAACGGATTAAAACATGAATTAATAAATGCTCAAAACATTTTTTTAAAAGAACTTGCTTTAGGGAGCTATTCAAACAAAAGTGTAAACTGTTGTTATAGACAAGAAATAGGAATAAAAAAAAAAATATCTGTTCAAAGTACAATTAAATCTGAAGTTGGTAAAAAAATATTATACTTTAAAAATTATAAAAAATTTGAAGATTTAGTAAAAAAATATGTAATACTCGACATATTTGATTTTAACACACAAAAAGAATTATATTCTCATTCAATTAGTGCTGATGGTGTTACAAACACATCACTGCTTACTAATCTTGATACTTTTACTGCGGGAATAAATAAAGAACATATATTTGATAATAAATATAAAAGTATAAAAATAAATCAAATATTTTCAGATGTTGATTCTTTGCTTCTTAGAGAATTTAAATTTAATACAACACATAGCATGTCATGGAAAGATCATAAAATTAATCTGGTTGATAATGGTGGAGCTATAATAAATAATAAAAAAAACAAGTCAAACAAGGTTGTAGAATTTTCTGTAATGAGAAAAGCTGCTAAAAAAATTGCGCATATAAATTTTGATAGATGTATGGTAAAAATTTTAGAATTGTTTGTTCCTTTAGATTGGGATGAATTATATTTTGAAGACAAAAAATTTACAATTAAAAAAGAAGAGCATAAATGACGTGTAAATATTTTAAATAGATTATACAATATAGGTATGAGTAATATATACAATCTGTTTAAAATAAATAATTTAAGTCAATATGACAAGTATACGAAGATGTTTAACAATAAAGTGGTAGACATGAATCTTCTTTTGCCTGAGCATATTACAAGTGATTATGAAGCTGACTTAGAAAATACTTTAGCTATCTTAAAAAAGAAAGATATATCATGTTATAGTGATAAAGTAAAAAATTATAAAGAGTTGTTTAAAGCCTTGAAAAGAGCAAAAATAAATTTGCTTTACTATAAGACCATATTAAGCATAGAAAAAAATAGCACAGTAAAATCTACATTATTGTCATTTAAACCTGTTAATGGTTATGCTAATTTAGCTAAATATGAAATGTTCAAAACAATTACAGGTAGACTTGTAAACAAAGAAAGTTCAAGAATATTAACACTTCCTTCAAAGTATAGAAAAATTTTTGAAAGTCTCTGGGGAAATGAAGGAAAAATTATTAGTATAGACTTTAAAACATTAGAGCCAAGGATTGCAAGAAAGTTAAACGGGCAAAAATCAAGTAATGATATATACGAAGAACTTTCTAATGACTTAGACTACAAGGTAGATCGATCAATTATTAAAAGAGCAGTAATATCTATATTGTACGGATCAAATGCACCTTTAAAAGAACTAAGTAAAGAAAGAAGTGATGCAGTTTTATCAGCAGTGAAAGATTATTTTAATCTTGATAGTTTGTTAAGAATTGCAGATAATTGTGAAAACAGAGAATATAGAATAAACTATTTTGGAAGACCGTTACATAATTTAGATGAAACAAACAATAACAAGATAATAAATAATTTGATACAATCATCAGCAGTTGATGTTGCATTGACTTATTTTTATAATTTAGTTAAAACATTAGACACTGATATGTGTAGACCTTTATTTATTATACACGATGCAATTGTATTTGATGTTAAATTAGATTATTTAGAAAAATTAAAAATAGAAGTAGAAAAAGGATATGATTGTCAAAAACTTGGTAATTTTCCTTTAGAATTAACTAACCTTTTTAAGGAACAATAAAATGTATAAAGAGAGAGATATTGAAAACCTTTGGCTAAAATATGAAAAGCTTTTAAGCAACGTTAAATCTGTAGGTATTGATAAGTTGCTTGAAGAGTTTGGACAAAGAATAATAGAGTCATCTTATTCGCAAAGAGACAAAGAAGTGTTTTGTGGAATTGCTGGAAACGTAGAGTATTCTTTGACTTTAGCAAAAAATGCAAATGCTATATGCAAAGCTTTAAACTATGATATTAATAGCAGTTCAATTATAAAATGTGCTTTATTGTCAATTTTAGGTAGAGTAGGAACTCAATTTGAAGACAGACTTAAAGAATCAGAATCTGAGTGGCATAGAGAAAAGCTTGGTCAATACTATGAATGGAACGAATCTTGTCCTAAGTATTCTATTAATCACATGACGTTATATCACCTACAGCGATTTGGCGTTAACTTGTTATGGGATGAATTTGAAGCTTTATCTCTTTTAAAAGACATGTCAAGTGAAGACAACAAGTTTTACGGTATGCACAAATCAAGATTATCAGTTGTCTTAAATTTAGCACATGAAGCGACTATTAAAGACGAGTTAGATAAAATTAAAGGTGTATATACTGTACCATTCTAATAATTACGTTAAAGGAGAAGTTATATGTATATAGATCTTTATTATAACGTTCTTGAAAAGTTAAGTCAACTTTCTGAAACAAATAAACATGTTGAACCTGACGATGAAGTTCAAGAGCACGCAATTGCAGGTATGGCTTTGCCTCTTGGTCATTCTCCAGAAACTATTAATAACAAATCTAACAAGAAGAAAAAGAAGAAAAAGAGAACAAAATCTCCATCTGATCATTTATAAGTTATTAAAATTATTAAAATAAAATTAAAAATTAAATTATGTGTAAATTTGGTCCATTCATGGTATAATATGAAACATGATTGGCCAACAAAACAAACAAAAAATAAATATTGCCAATTAAAAATTAAACAATTAGGAAGGAAAATTTAACTATGGCTATTGATCTCGCAGCAATCCGAAAGAAACTTGGACAACTTAGTGGACAGAATTCTAAGAAAAACGTTATGTGGCGACCAGAGGAAGGTGCAGAAACAACTGTTCGACTTATGGCTTACCCCGATAATGACGGACAGCCTTTTAAGGAACTAATGTTCTATTATAACATTGGTACAAATCGTGGTCTTCTTTCACCTTACCAATTTGGCAAACCGGATCCTATCCAAGAGCTTATTACAAAGCTTCGTGATGAAGGTTCTAAAGAGTCTTACGAGTTGGCAAAGAAATTATATCCAAAGATGAGATGTTATGCACCAGTTGTTGTGCGTGGTGAAGAAGAAAAAGGTGTAAGACTTTGGGCATTTGGAAAAACTGTTTACCAGTCGCTTCTTAATTACATGCTTGACGAAGACTATGGCGACATTACAGATCCTCTCGAAGGAAGAGATGTAAGAGTTAGTTGTCAAAAAAATCCTGGCCAGCAATGGGCAACAACAGACGTAAGACCTCGAGGAAAAGACACAGCATTATCAGGAGATTCTGCAAAGTCAAAACAGTGGTTAGATAGCATTCCAGATGTCAATGACTTGTTTGAGCTTAAGTCTTACGAAGAGCTTGAAGGAATTATTAACGAGTGGTTAAATGG